CCATGAAAGATTCTTTGGCCTGCTTGAAAAGCTCACACCCTTCCTTAATTGCCGCCACGCAGGCGTTGGCAGCGAACAGCAAGGATATGGGATCCACATTGTTACAACCCTAAGAGTTTCTTGACAAACTCACCAGCCACACCTGGGCCAAACAATACACACAACATGACTGCATACAACAAGTATTCAATCTTGGTCATGCGCTTATCGCCTTCATGCAAAGAATTCTGAATTGCCTCATATCTCTGAGCGCAGATAGCCTCATGCACAGCAAAGTTCTTTTCAAGATCAGACATTTACAGGCCATCCTTGTGCAGTTACAACCGCAACCAAAGCAGGCACATCAGCACAGCTTTGGATGGCAGTCACCAACCTTGTGCATTCTGCAATCACTGCGGCTCGGTAGGTGACAGTCTCAGCGGGTATGTCCACATTGCGCTCCATCTTGCGAATCACCATCCAGTCAGACTGAGCCAACAATTTGTTGGCGGTGTCTTTGACCTGTGCTGTCCATTGTGACTTCAGTCCTTTGGTGACAAGTCGCTCAGATGAATCAACCATTGCTGGTTTGCCATCAACTGTACCTAAGACTTGCACATACATGGGGTTGCCATCCTCGTCAGATTCTTCTCTGTCGTTCAACAGCTTGGGATTGTCTGCGCCCCAGAAAAATCTGTCGTCATACGACACTGTTACATCAGGTACTTCTGTGATGCCAACAGCATTCTTCTCAGCAATAGAAGTCAAGCGTAGCCAGTTGGCTGGATATGAAGTGCCATCAATGGTGAATGGTGTGTCAAGTGGGAGTGGGTTGCCGTTGAGTAAAAACATGAGTTACCTCGCAAGTGCGTTTTGATTAAAAATAGAAGTCATCATCGCCCCAAAGCATATTTAAAGCCGACCTCACTGAAGGCCGCATAAATGTATATGCCACCAGAGGCATTCATTGCGGCAGATGTGTTTCTAACTTTAAAGCCATTGGCGGTGTAATCGGTATCCCGTGCTGTGCTTGTACCTTCTGCGTTAGATTGGTTTGCTTCCAAAAAACTGTTGACTACATTCACTGTATTTCGGGCTGTATCAAGAATTTGCCAGCCCTCCGCAACATCCGTTCTCTTAAACATAATCCACCTTGGCCTGAATCCAAGGTACACAAAAGGCCCGTCAGTACTACCATTGCCTGTGTAGCTACCAAATGCAGAGTAGCCAGCTACTGCGGCAAAACAGTAGGCTACATAAGTTGCTGTGTTGGCATTTACATCACTGTCTGTTCCCACGCTAAATGTAGAAGAAGATGGTGCGCTTCCACGAGTGTTTGGGTCACTAGCTTGTGCGTTGGTAACATTTAAATATAAAGAATATGTATAACTAGTCAGGTTTGCATGGTAAACAGACCAATTACCTGTTGTACTCCGTTTCTTGATAATAATCATTCTTGGCGCAACACCCAACCCATGACCAACAGTAGCGTTTGCACCTGTGCCTGTATATGTCACCACGCTAAAGCCAGCAGTTGCATTTGCTCTTACTTGTGCTGAGATTGTCCCGCTGGTGTTGGTTACTGTTGAGCCGCCAGCGTTCCATTGCCATGCCACAAATGATGCACCAGAATCATTGATTGACGCGTCACCAATACTAAATCCATTAGAGTTAAATGATGTTAATCCATTGGAATTTGTATCTTCTGAATTTGTAAGACTAGGATACAAAATCTTAGAAGTCCCGCGAACAGAATCAAATGCTCGGTGATTTGAGCCTGATGTTGTTCTATTCTTTGCCCATATAAAGTCTGGTTGAAATGATGTTGAACCAACAGTATTTACTATTGTCTGTGTTGATCCATTACCCGTATACAGCGTAGCCGCCATATAAGCCGCACCATTGCTAATCGTAGGCGTAGGCAGGTTCTGCGTGTTCAGTGCAACAAACCCTGTGGGTGGCGTGTAGGTGAAAGGGCGTTGACCAAAGTTGAAATCAACAGTCGATGTTCCTCCGTTAAAAAATCCAACGACAGGATACAACGCAACATTAGCAGTAATAGTAATTGTTGGATTTGCTCCTGTTGCTGGATTTCCAGTAGTGCCAGCAGAACTGTCATACCAAACATTTGCTTTACCCAGCCATAGCTTGACACTTGCTGGATTAGTTGCATCTATTGCAACATTGACAACTGTGCCATTTGAAATGGTGTTTCCTGTCCATGTTGTAGTTGTGGCATTATTTACTAAAGTAATCGTTGGATTGACATACCATCCATACCAATTTCCAATAACAGTTCCAAAATCAGATTGCAAATTTCTTGCGTCAGTTGCAAGACCAACAGCACAACCTACGATTGTGGTTAATGTTGCTTCAAAATAATAAGTTCCAGAAGGAATTGCCATTGAACCAGTGCAACCACCAGATGTAGCCCCTGAATAACGCAAATTTGCGTTGGTTAACTGAGCCGAAACAGCAGTCGAAGTTCCGTTTCCAAGAGGACTCAACACCGCATAATTCCCCCGCCCATTGCCGCCATCAGCGTAAGGTGTAGGCACATCCAGCATGGAGTCGTATGTTGCACCAGCAGTGATGCTGATGTTGTTGGGAGTCCAGTTGTTGCCGTTGCCTGAGTAGTCCTTGCCTATGGTGGTTGCTGTTACTCCGCTGTTGTCAGAGAAGTTCAGATAGAAACCGTTTGTGCCGTATGTTCCAGCATAGCGTTTAGGTTGCCATACACCTGTCAGGGCGTTAGTTTCTCCGAAACTAGAAGGCGTTAACGCCTGTCCGTCGATGAAGTTGACTTCTGCCATGTAGCCGTCGAAGTAAAGGCTTGCACCCGAAATATATCTAGCCATGTTGTGGGCTATTGCACTATTGAAAGATGGTGTTGCATTGAGTGCAACAGTGCTGTTGAGTGCCCAATCTGTTACTTCTGCCCCATTGATGTACAAACGAAGGCGATTTTGTGCAGTTGCATTGCTAGTATTTAACACAACAACTATATGATACCAAGCCGAAGGGTCACGAAATACTTGTGTTGTTCTTCGGTAGGTTACATTGTCAAGGTTAAGCAAGATTTGATTGGTTGAACCTTGAAAATAAATAACAGAATCTGTTGCGCCAGACCCGCAACTAAGCAATGTTCTATCAGTACCCAAAGTGCCGAGTTTTACCCAAGCAGAAAATGTCCAAGTAGTTTGGCTACCTGCGCCAAAAGTCCTATTAAAATAAGCACTCGCACTTGAACGCAGACGCACACTGCGGCTGATTTGATAGCCACCGTCAGCGCCAGCGCCAGCAAGTAAAGGTATTGCGTCAATCATGCTCATTTGACATCCGCAATCAAACGTGCAGTAATGCGTGTTGCACTTTCCACATAATAAGCAATGACATCAACAGCATTTGCAGTGGTAGTCAATGTCGGAGCAGTACCGCCAGCAAACTTCCAATTGCTTCCATAAGCCAATGTGCGTGACCCAGTGCCATCTTGTGTCACCACAATTGCACCAGACTGACCAGCAGTTTGATTGGTTGGATTCGCCAATGTACGATTACCACCAAGCGTCACACTGAAATTGTTTGACAATGCAAAGTTGGCAGTAATGCTTGCGCCATCAGTTAATGCTGTAATAGATCCACGTTGTGCCGCTGTAAAAGATTGAGCAGTATTTGTCTTGGCATAATTTGCATCATATGCCTGAACATCAGTGCCAATTGCAAGACCAAGATTTGTACGAGCATTGGCAGCAGTTGATGCTCCAGTACCACCATCAGCAATCGCTAAGTCTGTAATGCCAGCAATACTGCCGCCAGTGATTGCAACATTGTTTGCATTCTGTGATGACATTGTGCCAAGTGATGGAGACTCAGAAGTGCCAGCAGTCGCCACAGGATTGCCATTGACATCAAACGCCAAATACTTACTTGCCCGACTTGCCTTACTTGGCAAGATCATATTGATGTCTGTTGGATCAGTCACAGGCGCTTTGAGTCCACGCTCTGCTTTTTCATCAACTTGCTGGCTGAAGATGACCAGGCTGTCAAACTCATCATTGAGTGAGTTGGCAAACAAGTCACCACCAGTCACAAAGTCTGTTGCCCTCGCAATTGCTCTGTCACCAACCAAAGTGATGTTGTTACCTGCTGTTGCCGCAACAACCAAGGTCACCGAGCCAGTACCATTGGCATTGATCGTCACAGTGTAATCAGTAGTCAGCGTCAACAGTGTGCTGTCTTTGTATACGGCAATGTCAGTGTTTGTCAGAATCTCAAAGCTGAAGCTGTATGGCCCCACTCCAGCAGAGCCAGTGTATACAACACGCCTTGTTACATCAGATATCGGGTATGCCATTATCTAGCTCCTTTGCCAAGTTGTTCTATTCTTGCTGCTTTATTAGCAATGCGCTCTTGTATTTCGTTTTTGTATTTACTTTCTGTAACTAGATATTGCTTAGAAATTTCAAATACATCACTGATTGTTTTGCTTATCATGTTTTGATAAACAACTGGTGGCGTCTTTTTATTCACAGCTTGATCTTCTCTAATCGCTTGCACAGTCGCTTTTATTTTATCTTCTAAACCAAATTTTTCATTTCCAATACGAAGCATTTCGTTATACTCTTCAGTTGTTAATTTTGTGTTTGTAGAAATGCCAGTCTTTTCATCTTTCATTGAAAGCTGTCTGGAAGGCATACTGATGTTGGCATTCAATTGGATCAACGCCTGATCAGTCTCAGACAGCTTGCCTTTCTTCATACGCAAAGGCGACCATGTGTACTCATGTGGAACGACTTCTGCATAAAGATTCAACAGTGGTGGCAAATCGTCAGACAAGCCAGGTGTCTGAGATCTCCATTTGTTTAAAGCTTCCATCAAGCCTTTTAATCCAGCAGGCAAATTGGGGTCTGCTTTGTAATCTCTACGAAGAGGATCAACCTTTTCTTCGGCACTCGTTATAAAACCAGACAAAGGTTGAATTGATTTAAGAACAGTTGTTGTCCCCATCTCTGCAAGACCATTAACTATTTGCACCATGTGTTCACGGCTATTAGGAACATTACCACCAATAAGAGTGGCAATGTTGCTTACGCCAGTAAGAAGTGGATGCTCAAGCATATAGTTGGCAACACCAAATACCATTCCTCCAGCATAAGCATTTATACGACTATCATCATCTTCATACCTAGCATAGTCAACATAGTCAGCCGCAATACCCATCAAAGCGCCAACAGGCTCCATACCTTGATAGCTTAAAAATACTTTACCTGAGTAATCACCTGAACCATATTTAACACTGCCAGGGAATTTTGAAAACTCTTGGCGCATATCTTCTGTCAGGTTGCTGATGTCAAATACAAAGCTGTATGCTTGCCAACCTTGACGCTCCATGGTTTGCCGTGTGCCTTTGTCGCCAGGGCCAGATCCTGTGATAACTCCATTCACTGCCATTTGACTAAAGCCATACATAGCCGCACTACCAAGCCCAACCTTGGTCATTGCCATGTCTGCCTCTTTGCCGCCTTGTTTCATGGCAGACCAAAAAGAACTGGTAAATGGAGCCAATTCTGTACGAGATACTGCTTCACCTATCACATTGACTGGTGTTGAGATAAATGGCGCCTGAGTGCGTAAAGCAAATCCAATTGCGGTATTAGGTGTCAAAGCTTGTTGTAAATTCCCAGCAACGCCTTCAAGCTTTTGAGTAAATGTTCCAACCTCCGCTAAACCAGCAATGTGTTCTGGAGGATCTAGCAAGAATTTATCAATGGCATCAGACTGAGCTTTGAGCGCATCATCAACAGTACCGCCACCTTTTAAGACATCATCAAATGTTTTTATGCCAAGGCGTGTTGTTTCAGCAGACAATTCATAGGTATAGTTAATGCCTTTAAAAAATTCATCTGCTGACATCAATGATCGACCAGGCAATGTTGTCACAAAATTTATTGACTTAATACCAGTAGAAAGCAATGATCCATCTGCCTTGTGATTGAACAACTCTAATCGAGACTGCTGTCTGGCAATCTTGGTTGGGTCATTCCAACCTTTTGGTACGCCATTGACAAATGCATGAGACATCAACTCCCAGCCATTACGAATTGCTGTAGATGTTGAATTTAATATGGCTGGCACTTCCAATAATTGATATCTGTCATCACCGCCAAGACCAATGCCTTGTCGCACTGTGCCAATGGTTGCAGCAACACCACGTTCAGTCATTCGCCATGGCAAAAATATAGTATTGCTTAAAGCATTTTTTATTTGTGTGCCAGGTCGAGACAAAATGCCATTCACATATACAGTAAACATTTTCTCCCAAGGATTGCCTTGAGCCACACTCTTGATGAGATTTGCTTTACCCTCTGGAGTCTTGACATCCAAATAGGCTTGAGCAAACTTCACAATATCAGTCTCATTGCCAAAGTTCTCAATGATGGTTGAAATGTCAACAGCACCATCTCTTGGCATACGCATCACTGCCAAAGACTGAGCAACATTGGTCTGATAGTTTTTGACGCTTTGTTGAAGCAAATTGTGGAAGTGAATGGTCTGAGCCATCTCTGCCAACTGAGTTGGAGTAGCAGATCCGTCAGCAACCTTTGCTGCCAGTCCATCTAAGTGCTTGGCACTAAAAATCATGGCATTAAATGCCTTGTGAGTATTTTCTGGGTTGACTTCCAGCTTGCCACTAGTGAGGTCATCAATAAATTTGGGGCCAATACCAGAATTTCTAGCTGATGTAAGCACATCATCAAATGTAATTTTCTCTGTCTTAATGCCAGCCATCTTGTTCATGGTTTCAATGGTTGACTTGATGTCTTCCGTTGTCTCATGCTTTGGCAGATTGAATACTGTTGTTGGCGGTACTTCTGTGGCTGGATCTGTGACAGAACGGATCTTTTGCACTTCAGCACGTTGGCTGGCAAATGCTTCTGGCGTGATCGCTGGCTGTGCATTGGCTTGCACCTTGGCAGCAATCTTGGCTTCTGTCTTGCTGGTAGTAACCCCAGCGTTGATTGCGGCTTTTGTGGTGTCTTCCACCGCAGCGGCAGTAGCGGCTTGTGGTGTCAACGGTGCAGCAGGAGGTTTGCGAATTTCAACCTTTTTAACTTTGCCAAGAATTTCCCGCAACACCTCTCCACGACCGCCAGCCACCTGAATGCCTTCATCTTGCAATTCTGTTTGTGCAGGAGTCATAGTGCCATACGCTACTGTTTCTGGCATTGGTACAGAGGCAATTTCCTTTCGTTGTTGCTGATCAACAAGCTCCTCATTCATCTGATCAAGTTTAAGATTTAGTTGCTGGATCGCCATTATTTTGCTTCCTTAACCAATGACTTGGCTTTCTTGACAACAGTCTTACCAACATCTTTTGCCGCTTGTGCGCCTGGTAGCACATTCAAAGCACCAACAGTAGTCTCAATGCCAGCAGATACTAAATCGCCTTGCTTGGCAGATTCAATACCTTCAGCAATTGCCAAAGCGCCTTCCTCAGTGTACATAGGCAACATGGCAGTACCAATTGCTGTGCCAATACCAGGCAACATTGCCAGAGCGTCTACAAGCCCCATTTGTGCTGGCAAGTTACTACTTGCTCCACCAATGAACGATTGAGCATTCCTACGAGCTATGACACGATCTACGCCAAGACCTTCTAATACAGACTGAAGTTTGTCAGCAATTTGAACTCTTGTGGTTGGGTCGAACGATTTCATCTCAGCCTGAACCTGACCAGAATAGGCAGACTCAGGCAAGCCCCTAGATCCAGCTTCAGCCACCAGAACATCACCAGGCTGGCTTGTACCAGGCGCTTGAACTGGCGCTGGCTCCACAATAGGATCAGGTGCTGGGTAGAACACGCTATCCCAGTCTTTACGAAGTTCTCGTTCTAGACTCATAGGTTGTCCTTATATATTTTTTTATATTTGTTCAGATCATCAATTTCGCTTTTAGACAAGCCAGGTACTTTTGTAAAGTCAGTTTGATCAAGCGAAGTATTTGGTTTTGCGTATTTTGGATTTTCTAGAAAAAATCTGTCAACTTTTTTTCTTGCATCTTCTCTGGCTAAATTTTTAGATATGACATTTGCGTCAGAATTGTAATTTCTGATTGCTGCGTTTGCCGCTTCCGTAGCAGTTTGAAATCTCATCTTGCCAGTAGTTGGATCTTTTATTTCAACCCTCAACTGTTCTTGATATTTGTCTTTTAAACCTTGCTCTTTTTTTATTTGTTCTTGAGTTGGATTAATTACCATGCCAATCAATCCAGCTTCATTAGCTATCGAATCTAATGCTTTACGATGGCCTTCATCAGTCAAAGATCTTGCAAGCGACTTATATTCACTGTCTGTAAGTTTGACAATATATGGAGTAAGATGATCTAATTTATTAATTACTCCACGTTTGATTAAATCATATAAGTTAGCCTCAAGCACTGGATTTGGTTCTGCTGCGGCAGGCTTTTGCAGTTCTATTGCAGTAGTCAAATTAATCACATCTAAACGAATCAACTTTTCTAAAATTTCTTTTTTACGAACAGGCGGTGTAGATGGGCGCAAGAATTCAATAGTCAATTCATTGCCTGCAATATTGTTTTCTGCTTTTAGATTTTTGTCTTGTATGTCTTTTAATTGTGTTGCATCACTGACGGCTTTCATCAGATCAGTTCTAATTTTATTTTTGGTATCTGTATCTAGTCGCTGATACAAACCAGTGAATTCACCCAGATCACCTTTGTTCAATTTACTAGCAGCGTCACCAACAGTAGGTGCAAATTCAGGATCTTGTAATTTGCCCAATACAGCACCAACCTTGGCTTGTTGCACAATCTCGTATGCTTTAACTGCATACTGATTAGTACCCGACTTTATTATGCTGTCTGCATTTGTCAACGGCTGAATTATGTTTTGTAATATATCTTCAAGTTCTGCTGCTTCCATTTTTTTATACGGTACATCCGCAGGAAGTTCAGTGTAAGTTTTAATTACATTTTCAAGTACGGGTTTAAGATTAGCAATTGCAGCTTCTTGGTTTGCAATAAAGTTAAGTTTTTCATTTCTCTCATCGTAAGCTAATGCTTGCTTATATACACTATGACCAACTGTTGCCATAGATGCACGGAACTTGATAGATGTTTCTGGATCAATTGCAGTCAGCACAGATACCGTGCCATCAATGTCATCACGCAACTCACGCTGAAGTGCGGTGATATCAACAGGCATAAAGCCACGCTCTATTGCCGTTAACCTTAGCGCAGTCCTGTTTTGAAACTCAGTCTGTAATTGATTGCCTAAGATGTGTGCGGTTGCTTTGTTGTATGTTTCGGTGAACACACTACCAGCGCCTTTGACAACTGGCATGACACCAGTCTTCTTGGCTTCAAGCAATTGCTCTGGCGTTGGAGGAAACTCAATGGCATATTTTAATGCCTTCTTTTGTGCTTCAGTGACCGCTTTCTCTTGAAAGAAATTAGTCATGCGATCCAATGACTGCTCAACACCAGCATATCCCTGAGCTTTGACTTGTTGCATAGCTGTAGATATCTTTGGCAGATCAGCATACTGAACACCTAGATTTTCGTAACGAGGTAATTCAGCCATGTCAGTATCTCCTTCCATAAGCATCTACTGACTCAGACATTGCTGGCAAGGTTCCAGTCTCATATTTAGCATATGGAGTAACTGGTGTTGGCTGGGCAGATGGAGTCGCAGATTGGTTATACATGGCATATCCCATTCCAATCTTACCAATTGCACTTGTTATGCCAGCAGCCTCTGCAACAGTAGCCGCACCATACAGTTGTTGCGATTGCGCCAAACCACCAGCAGCTGCCAACTCCGCATTCTCACGGGCAATCTGGATTTCGTAGTTAGCACGTTGAGCATTCATTTGATCAATAGACAATGGGCTTCCTGTCAGCGGGTCAATGCCACCAGCGGCTGCTCTTGCTCGGATAGTTCCACTTATTTTTTGTTGACGCTCAAAAACAGCCAAAGCCTGACGGTTGTAGTTCAGCGCATTTTGACGACCTTGCAGTTCAGCTTGCTGTGCTTCAAATCTGAATCTTTCGGCTTGTTGCTCACCTTGTCTGATAGAAGACAATGCACTTACAGCAGCAAAAGCCAACATTGCAATTTGTGCCATTTATGTGCCTCCGTACACAGATAGTTTGTAGTCAAGACCCAGAAGCGTCAACTTCAATGGAAGATTTTGACTGATTGTAATTTGAGCATCATCAGAGTATCCAGCAATACCTCCAACAGTTTTGGTTCCAGTGAACTCTGGAATTGCCTCATCCAGTATGCCAACAGTGTCAAACGATCTGATTGGCACAAGGTTATCGTTGACCAGCAAGTGCTGTGTCTCATACAACAATGCATTGACTTCAATGATGCGCTTGACAAAGCCAATACGCACACCAACAGACATCCGTGGCTCGATTGGCAAAGTCTTGATAGTCACTGTGAATGGCAGTCCAACTTCATAACTGGTGACACTGGCACGATCCATGGTGATAGATCCACCACCACTGACCACTTCATCAGACAGCACACTGCCATCAGCAATCACATTCAATGTCTTACCAATGTGCGGCAGGCTGGATATGGTTGTGGCAACACCGCCAGTAAAGCAACAATCTGTGAATGTAGTTGTGTCAAATACCTCAACAAAGTACTTGTCTACGCTGTTGAATGTACGCTTGACCACAACATAAATATCTTCAATGTCAACGCCAACATCCTTGAACAACCCATCAGTTGTAAGTTTGCTTGGAGCCACCACATTTTGCTGGCGCAAGATAGAGTAGTTTGCAATCGTGCCGTCACCATTGAGCATGAGCAATGCATCTGTCTCTTCAGTGCTGGTAGCTTTTCTCAATGCCAACTCAAGCGGATTGTTGATCAAATGACTTGACAACAAGCTGATTGATGTACTGACATAAGACAAAGTTGCATCGCTGTACAAGAACTCGTTGAGTGCTTTGCCTTGGCGCTGTACATAGATGGTTCCAGACTGCAATGTCTGCACACGCATACCCTCACGGGAACCATTGCGGCTGACTGTCTTGACAAAGAAGTTGGTTGGCGTGATTGGATCAAGACCAGACTGCGGCACATAGAACTCACCACCAGTCGTAAACACTTGCAAGTCACGACCACTGATGATGTCGGTGATTGTGTTCAGGCTGTTGGTATCCAGTGTTGCTTCAACTGCATCATCGTCATAAACCTGGTCAGGATTAAAGTCAAAGAACTGCGCTACCTTGCTACCCCACACAGTTGATGGGCGAGACTTACTGCCACCAAAGTACAGACGACCTTCATGGAAGGTACAAGTGCGAGGCCAACCTTTGGTTGAACTCCACACATCTTCATAGCCAGACTCATATTCCCATGATCCAGTGGCAATGGCGGCAGTACTGAAGAATGGAATCTCAGTCACAGCACTGACCACAGTGGTACTGGTGTATGCAACGATTCTTGCTCTGCCTTGCGGAGTTGCATTGACATATTGACCAACACTACCAGCAGAAAAGACGGCAGATGATGCGGTCAGCGTGATTGCTCCAGATGTTGCGCTGGGTGTCAGTGTGCCTGCTGGGTTACTGTACGCAATGGTAAATGCGTATTTGGGTATGCCAATGAATGCAATATTGCTGACAGTCCAAGTGGCATCAGTACCACCACGCACAATCTTGATTGGATTGATATCTTTGTGTGTGATGATCAGCGTATCAGCAGATTGAGTCCAACACATGGTAGACAGAATTGAGCTTGTAACCGCAGTCACTGTCAAATATGGATTACCAGTGCCATTGATGTTTGTAATCAGTGTTCTGTCTTTGAAGACATACATTCGCTGATTGACAAAGATCAGCATATAGCTGTCGTCTACAGAGAACTCAAATGCAACGCTACGAGTGCCATTTTCTGGACTGGCTGCGCTGGGTATCTCCATCAAGTGTTTAAGCCCACCACGCCTGCGTACACCGCCTTGTGGTTGCACCAACACATTGGTCAGTGTCTCAGCACCATTCTTGTATTGCTCAAGCTCAACCCTAGCTCTGAGCAAAGGGTCTAACTCCCCGCTCGAAAAGTTGGTTTGAATGGCAACAAGACGAGTCATCAGTTCCTCACTTCAATGAGGCTGAAGTCTTCAAACGACTGTGTTGTGTTTCCTTGACCATCGACCACCATGGCTGTGCGGAAGTAGCCACCACGGTTGTTTTCACCAGGTGAGCCAACAGCGACTTGTTGCCAGTACTGAGTCTTGCTGACCTGATCTGTGATCGGATCTGCCAAATGCCATGCCATCATGTACTTGAGCAATTGCACAAAGTACGCTGGCATCTCGGATTCTGTTGGAGCAAACTGATAGTCAATGACCACAGTTGTCTCATTTGTCAAAAGCTTGTCGCCTTGGATCACCCAATCATTGAATGTCCCAGCGCCAATGGCTGTGCTGTTGTATGCCCGTCTGATCGCACCCAGTCGGTCAGATGGCAATTGATATTCATATCGGTATTGGTTGACAGGCGTATTGATTGTCTGTGCAAGCTGGACTTTCTTAAAACTGAAAGACCATGGGTACGACTGTAGCGTGGAGAACTTAACACCAGGGTACAGGCGGTCACAAGTGTTTGATGCTGATGTGCCTTCGTTGAAAGAAGAGATTGCTTTGCCACCCAACATAAGAAGGGCATCAGAGCAAATACGAATGTCGGTATCACCAGCAGCCATTTGTCACCTCAGATGTAAGAATGGCCTGCCACCAGTTGTCCAGTAGCAGGCCGATCCATTTGATACTGCGATTAATCAGTATCGGTTGCGGTAACTGTCACACCGTCAGTGATGTCAACTACTGAACCAGTATTTGAATTCACATAAGCTGTGGACATTACGGGTGTACCACCAGTGGCGCTGTAGCAGAAAATCAAGTCACCGACTTTCAACAACGATGCAACGCTGTTGAAGTAGCCAGAAACACGAATTACTGATTGAGCGTCAGTGCTGGAATAAGTCCAAATGGCAGGCGCATTGCCTGATTTAGACTGACCACCGATGGCATTGAAGCCTGCTGCTGAAAAAGCCATGATTGTTACTCCTTATTCACGACAAGTGATTGCGACAATGCCACCAGCGTCAATAGCTGTAGCGCCAGCAGAGAACATCGAAGACACCAACCAAGAGGTTTTCTCAGGGATGTAGTTGATTTCACTGCGAATTGCCATGCTCTCAGCCATGCCGACAGCCATCTTGTGATAAGCGTACACCACACGGTCAACACCAGAGCCACCACCAGTCAAACCACCTTCTGAGCGGTCACCAATGGTTACAAAGTTAAAGCCCATGAAGCTGGTGATATCACCTTGCACCAAAGCTTTGACGCTGTTGAAGTCGCTGCTGGTAACAGCAGTCTCAGACAACAAGCTGGACAATTGTGAAGCATGAATCAGGATGTAGCGCTCTTCTGCGGGTACGTTTGCAGTATTGAGCAAACGAGCAGCTTCACGCAACTTAGCCATGTTCATGTTTGTGGTAGCACCACCAATGCTATTTGCAACAGTCAGGGAAGTACCTGAACCAGCCAACGCATCAATGATCATTTGGTCAGATCTACGACCAATTGCTTTACCGACAACCTGAACCAACTCTTGACGCTCGTCAAAGTTGACTTTGGATTGGTTGAAGATATCGCTGTATTCAGCAGCAATGTAGTCTGTCAGTGTGACTGTGGCTTGTGAGTAAGACACATTCAAAGGAGTTACATCAGTCTGAGGAACTCGGACTTGTGCAACACCAGCACCAATTTTGGGGAACTTGTGAGTGGACGCAGTGACACCAGTACGCAGACGGACAGTGTTACGCAAGACAGCATCGGCTTGATATGCTTGCTTCACTTCCGTGTCGAACAGCGTCACAAAAGCGTTAGAAATGCTAATCGCCATTTGTTTCTCCTAGAAACGGTTGATGAAAAATTTATCGCCAACGGTTGTCCAGAAGAATTCTGGGCCTAGACTTGTGTGTTACCCCCACACCAGGGAGCAGACTACTGCCGTCATGGGCCTTGCGGTTGTCCATGGTTCTGATTATACGCATCTACAGAATATGTCAAGCACTTTTATTAAAATAGTGGTTAACCCTAATATATGCCCTATGGTGGATGTTGGAGCAAAGCACAGCCATACCGTGATCAAAATCAAGGTTCGCTTATGCTTCGATGTATGCCCTACGGAGCCATGTCATCGCATCGCACTGAACAGACTTACAGCCATTTCTGACCTACCACCTGGCTCTATTCTTAGCCCACCATCCCCGCTTTGGCTTGCTCGTGTAACAGGGTTATTTAAGGTTCTACCACCGACGTGCCGCATAGTTCCCGAGTCGGGAAAGCAAAAACCCTCTGGTTCCAGCTTTCCACGTTACGGCGTGTCCCCATTAAGGGATAGAAAGCCAGAGCCAAAGGGTTCTAGATGTCGTGCCGTAACGCTTGACGGAACAAAGTATAGCCGAAAAAAAGCCCCTGTCAAGCAGGGGCTAAATCCATCTTGGAGACGTTAGCAACTGCTTGCCAACCCCTCAACCATACATCTTTTCAAAGAGCTTTTCAACCTTTGCCCTAAATGCTGGATCTTTCTTGTACTTAGGATCAGCAACCATAGAGTCCAACTCTTCCTTGGACACAGTGCCTTCAGGGTCTGCTTTAAGGGTTTCTACTGGTACTCTGCCCTCGTATGTCTCTCTCAGCTTAGACAAAGCCTTGATGCCCTTGGCAGTGTCCCCCCACTTGGTGAACTCCTTGAACTCATCCTCGCTCCAGATACCCTTGTTGACCATCCCACGACCCCATGTAGCCATGTTGGAGATGATCGCCTTGGCATTGGGGCCAAGTGCTTCCAATTCTTGCTGCATGGACTGTCTGGCAAGTGCTTCTTGGTCACCAGAGAGGGTGGTTACTTCCCGTGCCAGATCCTCAAAGGCTTGCTGGGAGATGCCGTACTTCTGCGCCCAACTGGTGTAGACCTGTGCCACTGGGTCATCTTCAGCCAGACCAGCCGCTTGCAGGTTGTATTTGCCATCTTCTGGGGGCTTGTGTGTGCCAGCCCTGAACTTCTTCTCCAGCTCCACATAAGACTTGCTGATGCCTTCCAGATCAGGTTCTGCCTTGTCCTTGTTCCAGAACTTCTCAGGCCAGAAATCAGGACGCTCTAACGGCTCATCCTCTTGGGCGGCTGGATCTCCTTGAATATGATTTATTGCTGGCTCTTGGCCCTCGGTTGTCTGCTGTGCAGGTGCATCTGATGCAGCTGCTTCAAGCAGGCCAGGGTTGTCATTTGCTTCGCTCATTGGTTTTTTGCCTTTCTAATGCGGTTTTCAATATCTCGGATCACGCTGTTTTGTCCCTCTCTGAACATACCCACAGAGCTTTCCGAACCAGGTTGCCAACATGGACGCTCAAGATAAAACTCTCGCAACCATGCCAACACCTTTTGTCCCTCATCAGTGGCAAATGTCTTCGCCATCTGGAGGTTTAAATCAACAACAGGTTGCTCAGATTCAAAAGCTGGCGCTTCTTCTAAGTCATCCCACCCACTCATTCTTTAATTACCTCTGGTTCAAGTGCAGGCTCAAGTGTCCAAACTTGTTTCCAGACGCCATCAATCTGTTGTGGTTCTTGCTCAACAGCAACCATACCACCCTGCCTTGGCATTTCAGTAGGCATTACCAACAATACACCAGCGTCAATTAACGCCTGCAAATTTTCAGGCATACTGCCATCTTTATTTAAAAGAAATTGTTTTACCATGAAATAATCCTCACCCATCCATCACCGCCATTGCCGCCTGCGCCTGACAAAAACCCATTATCTGAAGCTGCGCCAGCACCCCCGCCACCACCAGGAAAACCTCCATTGCCGCCAGCACCTGTATTTGCCGCTGTAATGTAAGAACCACCACCACCACCACGACCATTTAATCTATCGCCCACAACAATATTTGATTCGCCATTTGTACCGTTACCACCGCCAGTGCCACCATTAGATGTCGAGTAACTATTAGTTGTTGGCCCGCCTATAATATTTAACGTAGAACCGTAAACAGCGCCTCCAGAACCACCGCTTCTTGTTAATACACTGTTTGCCGCTTCTCCAGCGCCACCGCCTCCACCAGTGCAAGCATTTGCATTTGTAAAACTAGCCGCATTACCAGTTGCAGCAGCACCAGTTCCACCAGCAACACCTGATACTGAATCTCCACCACCTGTTGCGCCAGCGCTACCGCCTGATCCTGATGCGCTAGTGCCACCACTACCACCACCACCGCCCACTGCACGAAAAAAAGAACCAAATTGACTATTTCCACCTACAGCACCACCATTGCCATTTGTTGTATCAACCGATTGAACTGCGCCACCTGTACCGCCTGCGGCTACTGTGACTGTTTCAGTTGCAGCAAAATTTGAGGCTCTAACTGTATAAACAGTGGTTGCACCGCCAGCACCCCCGCCACCACCAAAACGAGCTGATATCGTTGGGTTTCTTCTCCCGCTGCCACCGCCACCGCCACCGCCAACCAATATTACCGTTACCCAATTTACTCCCGCTGGCTTAGTCCAAGTGCTAGTTCCAGGCGTACTAAAATCCTGCACATCTATAGACCCGCCACCACCCCCCCCCGCTGTCCATAAAAGGTTAGTGCCATCAGTACCAATTACTTTCCCAGAATTTTCTGTGCGAGTTTTATAAAACTCAGCTAAAGCAACTAACTCAGCTTGGCGATCTGTCAACTTGTCATCACGACCACCACCTCCACCACTAATGGGCATTGTGATCCACTTACCCCAAACACCAGGCTCTGATTCAAAACGAATCATCAAGCCTTTCTTTTCGTGTTTAGGCATAGGCCCAATAAAACCCGTATCGCCTTTGATGCCCATAGGGCCAGGCAAGCCACGATCGCCCTTTTCACCTTTTTCACCCTTTTCACCCTTTTCGCCTTTAGGGCCAGCATCACCTTTTTCACCACGATCGCCAAAGCCACGATCGCCTTTGTCGCCTTTGTCGCCTTTGTCGCCCTTATTGCCTTTTTCGCCTTTGTCGCCTTTGTCGCCTTTTTCGCCTTTAGGGCCAGGTACAGGTACATTCAATACTTGCACTTCACCAGGATCACCCTTCTCACCCTTCTCACCCCGTTGGGCCTTGGCTGATTTGGCAATCTCAAGTGCGCGAATTGCTGCTTGTCTTGCTATATCGTCACGCATTCAATGCTCCTGCCAATTGATCTTGTTGCAACAGACCCATCAATTTTTGATCGCTTTCAGCACCTTGTTGTTGAATCATTTGTGTTTCCTGTGCCATTTGTGCCATTTGTGCCATCATTGCCTTGCGCTCTTCTGCACTGGTTCTGACTGCCGCTGGCACACCCAGCTTGTCAGCAATGTAGTCAATTGCCGCACCTGAGTTGATCGCCATCTGACCCTCTGGGCCAAGACCTTGCGTGATCTGCATGAACTGGACAATGTTGTTGATCTCATCCAGATTCTGTGCCATTGCCAATGGGCTGACTGGGCTGACCTTGACTTCCAATCCATTGACCTTCAAAGGCAAATCAATGATGCCGTCACGATCCATGACCTCCAAGATCTTGGTGACCAGCGGAATCATGGTTTCATTGACCAATCGACCAAAAGCAGATCCCAAGTTCTGAGCCAGTTCCTTCATGCGCTCGACTACCTCTGTGGCTGATCTGGCACTCATGTTGTCAGGCGGCAAGCTCTCATCCAGCAATGTGCGCTTGATAGATGCCACCAAGTCAGTAATTACGATCTGCGTGACATTGAAGTCTCCAGCACGGGGCAAAGGCTTGAGCGCCTCACCCTGTGGGCCACCATTTCTGGCAACTGGGATGATCGCACCAGGCACGATCTTCACATTGGCTGGGTTCAAGACACCATCGTCTGCCGCTGTATATACGCCAGTGATTGCAAGGCTGGCATTCTTGAGCAGCAGTTCCTTGGTTTTGTTCAGCGTCTTGATGTCTGGCAATGCCGTCAGCACTGGCCCACGACCATAGATCTCACCAGCCACCTTCATGTATCGGCTGACCACCCATGGGCTGGACTTGAGTTTGCGGTAGACAAGCTCTTGCTTGCTTTTCTTGTCAATCACAAAGTAGCTGTAGTCACCACGGTCAATGTTGAAGATGGTGGCTTCCACAAGGTCAACTTCTTCTGTGGGCTTGTCGCTGATGCGCTGCTGTAGATCGACTGGGATCTTGGCATCCTTCCACTGCAATTGGATGGATTCGCCCTTGATCCGCATATTGCGGTAGACATTGTCAACCTGACCATTAGCTCCCTCTTCAAAACTGACCAAATACTGTGGCACAGGAATGAAGTTGATGGGCGATGTGGCATCCCCTGGTTGCACCAGCATAACCGCTGTGCCAACGGACAAGTCCAACAAGAACTCACCCATGGCGATGTCAAAGTTGGATTGCTTCAAGACGGCAAACAGCTTTTCGTTGTACAGATCCAGCACACGCTGGGCTTCTGATCTACGATTGACTGGTATGTCAGTGCCTGGCTCCAATCTGCACCACTTGCGCTGTGGCGGGAAGATGCCAGACTGGAGTCGGTTGGCAAATCGCTGGGTGGAGTTGATGGCGGTCGAGTCAAAGACACGGCTCATCTTCTTTTTCCCACCGACACGACCTTCATACTCGCCACCATACAGATTGCGTTGCGGCAGTGCAAACTCCATTGCGTCTTCATACAAAGACTTGAAGTCATCCTTTTTGTTCTGAGCAATCTTTTGCCGTTCAAGGACTTGCTCTACGCTCATTTTTGCCATATCAATCCTTCTTGCTTGCTTGGTATCTTTTCAAAATAGCCCGACCTTTTGCCGCCAGTCTGGCTGCGGCTTGTTGTGTTTTCGGTACTGGCTCACCCCATGCATTTGCAGCCAAAGCAAGTCTTGTTGGCTTGCCTTTTTTGTCCACCAATGGGCCACTTGGATTGGTGTAAAAGCGGGTCAAGAAGGATCCTTTGCGTCTGGCATCTTGCCCTGTTGGGTTGGATGCTTTGACACCAGGCTTTAAGTCTTTGCTTTCGCCAGAGCGTTCAAATTTACGCCTACCAGCTTCTGTCAGACCGCCTTCAGGATCCTTGTACTTGCTCATTTCTTTCTCGCTGCATTCATGTTGTCGATCAAATTTGGATATGGACGACCTGCTTTCTTGGCGCTTTCCATTGCAGAACGCTTATCGCTAGGTGACAACTTCTTTGGTTCGCCCAAGTCTTTTGGTCTGGCCTTGTTCCAGATTTTTTTATTCATACTCATTCATGTCCTCCTCGGATTTGTCAGTAATTGGCCCACCAACCAACCACGCATCACAAGTGCGTGTGCCAGCACATTTGAAGTGAAATAATTCACAAAATCCCAGCTGTGCTGCTTCAATGACATCCTCGTCATAGCCAGATTCCTCTGCTGGATTCTTGGCTTCAATACCATCTTTGATGCATTGCAACATAAACTCTGTTTGAATAAATGCCGCACAGTTACCGCATCGCATTCCTTTGGCTTCATCCAAATTGGTTGCCCAGATTACTGCCTTACGCAACCAGAATGTTTCGTTGTTCTTTTCATCGTTTGGATTTGCTGGGCCATAGCCAACACATTGGAATGCCCAATCTCTGTTTTTCAGATTGACCAAAATGTCTCTGGTCGCCAATGGGCATTGGTATTCTTCTTCACCATTGTGTTCTTTTTCGGCT